AGATTGAACAGTGCGATCAATTCGCTTGATGTTCATACGTCCGACCTTGAACAAATCAGATACGGCAGTTCATCGCGATTAAATCCCTTTTCAAGCCGCTCCACTCGGAATGATCTGCCGTTTGAATCCGTCAACGTCACATCCGTGTCAAGTTCTGGTACTTCCTCAACAAGGCAATACCACTCGCCCTGCATTATTCGCCTTCTATTGTCAATTTCAGTCTCTGCCGATGATTGAAACCACTGGCAGCGATACGACGTCGATACCTCTGTAGGAATTGAGGCATCAGCTCCGCTCGCCCGCTTATACTTTGGCCGCCTGACAGCCTTGATTGTGTCCGTCAACTGAAGGTGGCAATGTGAACGCTGCAAAGCAGTCTCTGCCGGATCCGTGTAAAGAACTCGCCATGTGCTGGTGATGTTGCCCCGTTTAACTCGGAACAAATCACCCGGCGTTGTGGCGGTTCCTTTTTGAACTGTCCACACAAACGCACGCCGAACGGTTTGCAGGTCTGGCTGCTCGATCAGGCGAACTGTTCTATTCAGCCCCGAGCTTTGGCCGTATGGCGTCCACAATGCCTGCTCTCCGAGTTCATCGGTGTTCAGGATCGCACACGCATCGACGGCCATTTGCTCGCGGAGGTTCACTATTCACCTTTCTCGGCAAACTTCTTGCGAGGTGGAGCATTTACGTCCGTCAAATAGCCCTTCTGAACCATTGATAGAACACTCTTGCCCAAACTCACTCGAATAGCGTCTGCCGTGTCCAGCTTGATAGTAACTGGCGAATCGCCAACCTCGATGTTGCCGGATTCGTCGATTTCTTTTCCGTCCTTGTCGACCTTGTTCTTGAAGGCCCGAAACGCGAACGTTGTTCCCGTTGCGAGTGGACCTTTTTTGACCGTGATCGACTTTGGTAATTCTTTGACTGCCATTCCATGAACTCCACTTCCGCCGCCACAAAATGCCCTGCGAGCATGGCGGATGCTCACAGAGCCGGAACCGGCCGTCGCCGGTTCCGTTGCTCAAATTTCACCGCCATTAGGTGAACGTGTAGAGAACAGCGTTCCACCACGCACCGTAACCGATGTTGTATCGAGCATATGTGCCAAACTGCATCGTTTTTGTGTTCATGTCATCCATGCCAGCCGTGGTTGATGACAGAGGCTCACGAGCTTGAAAAATGAACGGCTTCAAGGGCACATCGACGCGGAACAGATACCACTTTGCCGCGCTGGTCAAATGTGTTGAGCAACACACTGTCGGCCGGTCCAAAACGATGTTGCTTTCGCCATTGCCCTTCAACGACTGATTGAAAGCAGTCTTGGCGACTGTTTCGAATTCAGGCGGAACCAAAGCCACGAACTGCATTCCGGAATCCATGCCAGTAATGACATCCTCGTGAAGCGGCTCGCCATTGTCGTCAACAAATGACAGCATGGCGGCTCTCATCGTTTCGTAGCTTGCGAGAAACTCAGCCACGGTAGGCTGTGTTGCCGTTGCAGCCGCTCCGGTAAGATCATTGTCCTGAGATCCTGAAGACCCCCAGCTGTGATCTGTATCGAAGAAATACTGCCCATCGAAACACGTTGTTGATTCGCCGTTGACAATGGCCGTCATCAGCAGCTTATCAGGATGGCGGGCGGCTCTCTGTGCCAATGATGTCAAAGCACCGTCGTACAGGCTCAGCCTGTCGTCTGCGATGTCCTTCTTTTCAATCTCCAGAGAGACTTCCCATTCCTTGTTTGCAAGCGTGTAGGTTGCCCCACGCAACTTGCTGTATTGACGATCGCCCAGGTACTCGCGAACACTCGGCATTGCTCCGAGAATTCCGTAAGACTCATCGGCCCCATCGCTCGGCGCGATTGTTGAGATAGTCGGATACCATGTTTTTACCGCTGATGATTCACGGTTGAACTTCGCAGTCAACGATCGTGATGCGGCCACTGCTTTTGCTGTGTCCAGAGCCATTGTTATTTCCTTTCAGGATGATTCACAAAAACGGTTTCCGCATCGGAAACACAAAATCAGAGAATGCGATTTTCCAACGCGAGAACACGCTGCTGCAGATTCTGAATCACGTACAGCGTCGTGATCGCTTCTTGAGCAGAAGCGAATCCGTAAGCACTCGAGTTGATCACTGCGGCGATTGCATAGTCAGGCGTTCCAGCCGCGTCCGCTGGCGTGATTGTCGTCAGTGCTGCCACCGGAAGTGCCGCAACGCCCTTTGGCCGAATTTCAACGATTGCTTTCGTGCTGCTGACGTGCTTAACGCATCGGCCGATTGGCACACTGGTCGACCCAATCGAAAACACGCAGGCATAGTTGTCGTCGCCGTAAACGATCGAACCAACCTCTGCCTGAGCCCCGCCAGTGACAGTGAGTTCGAAGTCGCCTTCAACCCAAACCTCGATATTGAGATCCCCAGCACTTCCAGCTGAGTTGTCGACCTCTTCTTTTGCGATGCCGACAAACCCGTTCACGCCCGTCGCGGTCACGTCTGTGGCATATCCGGCCGCAGTCAAATAGACCAGCGTGCCCTCGTAAATGTGAACCGCCGCAACCGGGTACGATCGCACGCAGCCCTCTTGCTTTTTAACAATCTGATTCGCTGTGACCGCCATTTGCGGCTCTCCTTATTCTGGATTGAAATGAATGAACAAAACGCCGCAAACGTCAGACAGTTTTCTTTCGTGCGTGTGCGATGTAGTCTGCCTCGGACTGCCCCATCGTCACTTTGAACTTGACCATTTCCGCGTATTCCGCTTTCAGCTTTGCGTCTTCGCTGGATTCTGATTCCTGGGCGACAGCCTGAGACAGAACCGGGCTTTTCTTCGCGACGATATCACGCAGTGCGGCCTGTGTTTCCGCAACGCTGAAATTGTTATCAACGAACGTGTTGAACTTGTCGGATGCTCCGGCCAGTTCACACAAGGCCCGGATTTTCTTGCATCGGTCCCGCTCTACAGCAGCCAGATCTGTGGACAGATCCGCAGTCGGTTCCGTCTCGGTTGCTGTTTCTGCAGTTTCCTCAACGGGCGTTTCCGTTGGTTCAACGATTTCTTCAACTGGTTTTTCGTCGGCCATTGGTGTTGGTCCTTTATTGGCTAGATACCGGTCCAAGAAGGCATTGATGCGACCTCGGACCACTTCAGGTTCCGCATCTCCAAAATATGTGGAAAGCAACAACGTTGCCTGAGCAGGGAGGTTTCGCAGGTCTGGAGTCGTCAGGTCGAACATGCCGCCGCGTGTTGCTGCTGGCTCGTCGACGATGTCTCCGGCGCGAATGTCTGAAAACCGCATCGGCCATTTTTCGCCAGTTCGCTTGCGGTCGAATTCTTCGAGGTCTTTTTGATCCAATCGAGTAGCGAGTGAAACCCCAAATGCTTCTGGATCGCTTTCGGCTAAATCCATGACATAGGTTCCGAGGTCGCCTTGCGGGCTCTTAAACGCAGCGTCCGCTATGTGCAGGTCTCCGCGTAATGTTCCGCCATCGACGCGAACATTCTTCCACCGTCCGAGATACGAGCCCATTCCATCGCTGGACATATTCGGGTGAGTAAATCGGGCTTTAGATCCGTTATTGCCGCGACTCATGAACTGTTGAGCTTGCGACAATGTTTCCGCGTCTACGGTCCACGGTCTCGCATCGCCATTCAAGTCGCCAACCTGCATTAGGTTTGCACCAAAAATGATATTGGCCTTGCGGTCGACCTTTGCGGGTATCTCCGCTGTTCTATTCGTTCGAAACAATGCAGGATCGGCTACGGTTTCAAGCTGTGGCATCTTGTGTCTCCTGAACCGCCTTCGATGATGCTGACGGCTTGCCAACCGGCCGCGATTGTTCCATTGGATCCGGCAAGCCTAACTGAACTCTGGCATCGCGAATCCGTGCCTGTGACTTCATCTTTGCCATTGCTTCGCGTTCACGCTGAGCCAGCGTTTCGTCAAAGTCTCTTCCGCGTGCTGCCAGTGATTCTGTTTCCGTCTGGAGTCCGCCAGCGATTGCAGCCAAGTCTGCCGTCACTTCCTTTTCAGGATCGACCCACGGCCAACCAGGTGGAATCCATGCGTGCTGCAAAAAGTGGGAGCGATTCGCCTCGTAAACAACGGGATCAATGTCGATTGCCCCTTGGAACACGCATTGGTCGACGAACTTTTCCCAAACTGGTTCCAGCATCGATTCAATCAGGCAACTTTGCCAGACCTTGAACGTGATCCTGCCATCAATCAGAGCGAGACGGCCGCCGCTGAAATTGTTGGTGAATTGTTTCGCCAGCAACTCATATGGATAGCGAATCGCAGCCGCCACGCCATGCAATGCCCACTCGACATATGGAGCAAGCGTCGTTCCCGGTCTTGCAGGATCCGAAAACGCCACGCCCTCACCATCGGCGAGATACTGAATTGTTCCTGGTGACAGATCTTCGAGGTTGCTTCGCGAACGCCCTTGCTCAGCGATAACAACCGGATCTGTGATGCCTGTGATGAATGCTGAATGACACGCGGCGACTTGCTCAG